AGTTGGACTCCAACGTCTGGTGGTGAGCATCCTTGAATGGTGGAATCACGAACTCAATATCGTGCTCCGCGAGCAAGGGATCGAATGCTCGCTTGAATTTGTCGTAGAAGTCCTTTCCGTGTAGTGAAGCCTCGCCGATCGCGACCTTCAAATTGTCCAGTGTCTGGGACCAGATGTCCCGGGGATTGCGAACCCAATTGACCATCTCGTAGATCACGTCTGGTCGCAAGGGAGCGACATGGCGCTGAACAATCTCGTCGAACCGAAACTTACGCTTCAGAAACTCAACCTCACTAAGCGAACGTGTCAAGTTCACCGTAGCAGATTTTGTCTCGTCCGTGTAAGTGATGTCGTAGTCTGCGAGGACTTGCGTTATCGTTTCCTGGTTGAACCACCCCGTTACGCGATCAGAGATGTTCAACACATTATCGTCACCGAAGGCAATCATAGACACGTTGTTGTTGAAGAGTCCAATGTCGCCTTTACTCCATTTTTGCGCTGCCCAACGGTAGGCGAGCCGCATGATGATCGAATTGTTGATGGTATTCAACTGAGATGTCATTGCACACCCGGACGGAAGACTGTGTGTCCACTGATACACATACTCACCGCAGAGATGGACAGAGTTGACAATGTCCAGGAAGATCATCGTTCGAATCAGATCATGTTCCTTCGTCCAAGAGAGATCATGTGTTCGGTAGAACCGATTGATCATCTCCAATTCCTTCCAAAGAAACTGCGCCTTTGTCATACCGTCAAAGTTGGTAAAGTCACCGGCAATGACTTTGTCGCCTTTCTGACGCAGCTTCATGTGCAACAACTCCCAGTCGGTGCTGTATGGATTTACACCGATAGCGGATTCGTTGTCGAGATAGTATTGATTGACGCATGCTCGAGCAGCCCCGAACCACTGAGTAAACAGGATGTTGTAGTCGATGGGACCGCAGACGAACATGCGTGTTTTTCCGACAGCGACTTTGGCCAAGTCCCGTCTTTCGTCCTTCGCCAAGTCGAGCCAAACTGTGTCTGGTCTTATCCCTTTGCGACACATGGCCTCTCGTTCTTCCACTTGGCGTTTCAAATCTCGAGCTCGATCGTTGTCGAGATCGAAGACATCTTCATCACCAAAGAAGTACCGCTTCTTGAGTCGCCGAATCTCGTCATTCAAGACGAACGGATACCCGCAAGAGCCTGCTCTGTTGATCGAAGGAAAGCGAGAATCACCAGGAAACCCAGTAACCGCTTCCTCAAACGTCAGAATGAGCGAGCCTCGGTTATCCAGCTCTTGAGGTACGGCGAATTTTCTGTTGAAATAGACGCCATACACTTCCTCGCATACGATATCGAGATCTTCTTGCGGAACTGGCATATCTGGATGCCCTGCTTTGGCGAGACCCCTCTTAATCGGATCGATGACAATGCCACTGGTAGTTTGGAATTTGCGCAAGTGAGCTGGAGCAGTAGTGGCCTTAGTCACGCGTTCAAAGAAAAGCGACGGATGCAATTGTGTCTTGCTTGCGGTGCCAACGGGTTTGGCCGAACCAATCGAGATGAATTCACCCGGAACTATGCAATCCAAGTTCTTCGGAAGATACTCAGAAACATAGCCACTTGTAAATCCGAATCCCTGTATGACGAAAGTGGGGTCAATCTGTTCGGCAGCTGCAAGTAGGTCCTCGCGGAAGAGAGCCACTGCAACACCAATCTGTCTTGACTGAGCCCAAGCTGCGTGGAAACCGAGAATTTTCGATTTCAGTCGCGTGTTGCGAGCAAACAACAGGGCTCCACAATCACCATACTGAAAAGTTCCACCGTACGTATAGGCACCGCGCTTGTAGACTTCATCGCTCCTGGAGGAAATTTGCACATCACCTCCACGTTTCGAAACCGCGACAATTTCGGTGTCAGCGGCTTTCACTATAGGCAAGTGATGCATTTCACTCACAAGCCGTTTCTTCGGTGTTGCGGAAATGGCCAAGAGACTACCTTCGGTCTTCTTGAAGGCTCCGGCCTCTTCTCGTGTGATGAAGTGTTTCAGGATGTCGGGAAATCGTAGTTTCGACGCTGGAAGTTGGACCAAGACAGCATCAACACCCTTCACTTTCGCAACTGCTTGCACTTCTTTGAGTTTAAACTCGCACGTCAGTGCCATGTTGTGACTAGCCAAGCGAATAGGCATGTCCTCTCCTTCGAACTTCTCTTCCGTGGAGAAACTCACGACAGTCCGGTAAATGTGATCATTCATCAGAACAAGCAAGTTTCTCACACCAATCGTGTTTCCAATGTGGTATGCTTTCCGGTTCTTATCAAGAATTTGAACGCTCATGATCTGAAGTGCAAGCTTTCTTTGCAGTTGGAAACTTTGCAGATCGTTGCCAGAATGAACGAACGTTTGGTTCCGCACAGTATCTTCAGAGATGAGTTCTCCCTCAGGCAACACCATCGTTTCTTCAGTCAACATTCTGTCACCTGGACCATCAGTTGTCATCATGGTTCCTTCAACTGCATAAAGTTGTTCATTGAGTAGAGCATCTTCTTGCTCCTCACTCTCTTCCAAAGTCAACAAATTATCGTCAGGCAGATCTTGTTCTTCCTCATCACATAGGCTCACCTCAACGGGAGAGTCTGCGATGTTACAGTTCTAAATTCGGTAAAGTCTGCCTTTGGGAGTACGCACTTCCTTAGACTGTGGGACCAGTTTGTGACGTCGATTCAAGTGTGTTCGCACTTCTTTCGATTGGAGTCGACCACGCTCGTATGCGTCTTGTATGTCGTAAGTCTCGATGTTGTGATCCGGGAGTTCTTCATACAAAGATGGCATTCGCACTTCGATGTGTTGCTCCACTTGGCCTGTCGTTGGCGCATCCTCATCTTCCTCGGTGTTCGCCCACGTCACGTACGTCTTGATCAAGACTCCGATCACTGCCATTGTTGTTAGAGCAGCAAGAGTTCCTGACACCAACGGTTGTTCGATGATGATGTCTTTCAAGCTTCGGTACTTATCGGAGAAGATTTCAAAGATACGCAAGATTCGTGCGTGTGGAGATAAGGCCAAGTCTGTACCAGAGACGAGACCACTCGTTGTTGTTTCAGAAGCTGTCAGTGCTCCTTGTTCACGCAAGTTGTCACGGAAAGCTGTGAACGCAGCTTCATACTGCTCTTTGATCAGTTCTTTGATGCGCTCGTAGCGGCCTTTGAGACCACGTGTTCCGTACTCCAGCAAACGTCGAGTTGTACTTCGCTCATTGTGGATGCGATACTGACGATCCCACGGATGATAGTTTCCACAGGCGACGTGTTGATAAGAGGGCTCCGGTTCCTCAAAGTCTTCACTCGCACTTGTGTACTCCTCATCTTCATCTCCTCCGCTTTGAGCAACGTACGTCTCCTTGATTTGCTCGAAGTTGGAAATTCCGCCATTCTCGAAGTAAAACTTCGCGGCATGAGCGAAACCACCCGTCTCTTTGCGCAGGCGAGCAGCGTAGTCGCGACAGTATTGAACGAAGTCTGGATACGCGAATTTTGCAAGCACCTCTTGCGGATTGATCG